AGAAGACTTCTGGCTTCCTAGACGTGAGGGTGGTAGAGGGACAGAAATTTCTACTCTACCTGGCGGACAAAATCTTGGTGAATTGGAGGACATTAAGTACTTCCAGAAGAAACTCTACCGTGCATTGAATGTACCTGAGTCACGTCTGGAGTCTGATAGTTCATTTAACGTTGGTAGATCTGCTGAGATCACACGTGATGAAGTAAAATTCCAAAAGTTCATTGCAAGACTCCGTAAGAGATTCGCTGATTTATTCAATGATCTTCTCAAGACTCAGTTGGTACTCAAAGGAGTATTAACTATGGAAGAGTGGGATGAATGCAAGGAGCATATCCAATATGACTTCGTTGCTGACAACTACTTCTCCGAGTTGAAAGAGCAAGAGATGATGAATGAGCGTATGGCTCTTGTTGCTCAGATGGATCCGTTTGCTGGTAAATATTTCTCATTAGAATACATGCGTCGTCAGATCTTACGTCAGACAGATGAAGAGTTTAATGAGATACAAGGTCAGATGGACACTGAGATCTCAGAGGGTAAACTAGTTGATCCTGTAGAGATGCAGAAGCTAGAACTTGCTCAAATGGAGATGTCTTTGATGCCTCCAGAACCAGATCCTGCGGAAGCAGGAATCAGTGATGCGGACTATAAAAAAGGAAACATCTAAATAATATTATATTGATGATTAATTATGCCTACTGAAGTTGCAAGAGACATAGTAAACGCACTGTTTGCTGGACAGAAAGATCTGTCCGATTACGTTGTTCAGGGTATGAATGCGAAGAGTGTGGAAGCCATCGATGCTAAGAAGCAAGAGATGGGTAAGCACATTTTTAAACCACAGGAAGACGGTCCTGAAAACACCGAGCAACCTGCGGACGCAGAACCACCTGAAGCTTCTGCTGAAACTGAAACCGAAACCGAGGAGCCTACTGATGAAACTGATCAGGGAAGAGATTGAAGAAGCCAAAGTATTAATCACCGAAGGTAAGAATGGGAAAAAATCTCATTTTATCGAGGGTGTATTTCTACAGGGTGAAATCAAGAACCGCAATGGTCGGATGTATCCTATCTCGACTTTGCAGCGTGAAGCAAAAAACTATCATGCTAAGTATATCGAGAAAGGTCGTGCACTTGGTGAGTTAGGTCATCCAGATGGTCCAACTATCAACCTAGATAGAGTGTCACATCTGATTACTTCTCTTAAGCAAGAGGGTAATAACTATGTGGGTAGAGCAAGACTATTGGATACACCAATGGGTAACATTGCTAAAAACCTCATTGATGAGGGTGTCAAGTTAGGTGTTTCATCACGTGGACTTGGTACCATAAGAGAAAGAGACGGTGTTAAAGTTGTCATGGATGACTTTATGCTCGCAACAGCAGCAGATATTGTTGCTGATCCTTCCGCACCCGATGCTTTCGTCAATGGAATCATGGAAGGAAAGGAATGGATCTATAATAATGGTGCTGTTCAAGAGCAAACAGTGGAGCAGATTAAGAAAAGAATCGATAATGCTGCACTAAATCAAATGGAAGAGGTAAAACTTTCCGCATTTTCACAGTATTTACAAGGTTTGTAATTACAAACTTGTCTAAATAATCTATAGCAATCGCAATTTGTCGCAACGGAGACTACAATGTCAGAAGAGAATACTAAAACTCTGGATGAATCAAGTGTAACCGCAGGAGCAAAGCCAGCTGATCCCCAAGGTAAACTTGGCAGTGATGGCAGCAGTCTCGGTGGTGTACAAGATTTAGGTGGACCTACACCTTTTAATTCCAAACCAACAGATGATAGTAACAAGTATAAGACTATCGCTGGTGGAAACGCACAATCACCTACAACTAAACCAAGTGATGCTTCCGCATCTACTCAAACATTTAGTGATAAGGGTGATGTAAAAGCAGGACACGAGCCCGAAGGCGACGTGATTGCTGAAACCCCTGCTGAAGAAGAAAGCGTCATCGAAGTAGATTTATCTGCTGACGTTGCTGCACTTACTGAAGGCGAAGACCTTAGTGAGGAATTCAAAGAGAAAGCAAAGACTATCTTTGAAGCCGCAGTTGTTTCTAAGCTAAACGAAGAACTAGAGCGTATGCATGAAGACTATGCAAAGGCACTAGACAAAGAAATTGAGACAGTTAAAACAGAATTGGCTGAGAAAGTCGATGATTACCTATCTTATGCTGTCGGTCAGTGGATGGAGAAGAACTCTCTACAGATCGAAAGCGGTATTAAGGCAGAGATGGGTGAGTCTGTATTGACAGGTCTTAAAAAAGTTTTCGTCGAGAATTACATTGACCTTCCCGACGAGAAAGTTGACCTTGTAGATGGTCTACAAGAGCAACTTCATACTATGGAGTCTAAACTCAACGAATCAATTGAAGAAAACGTTGGACTTTCTAAGAAAGTTGGCGGCTATATTAAGAATGGGATTGTGACAGAGATTGCAGAGGGCTTAAGTCTCTCTCAGAAGGAGAAACTAGTCTCCCTCGCAGAAGCTGTTGAGTTTGAAAATGAAGAATCTTTCAAAGAGAAAGTTTCTACTTTACGTGAGTCCTATTTCTCTACGAAGCCTGAGAAGACAACTGTCTCTGAGGATGTCCAAGTAGAGAACGCCCCTGAAGCAGGCAGTGCTATGGATGCATATTCACAAGCAATCGCTCGCTGGGCAAAATAATCCACAATTACTATTCTTAAACGGAGTTAGTTAACTAAAATGTTTAACGCAGAATCACTCCAAGAGAAGTGGAACCCTATTCTTGAGCACTCTGAGCTCGATCCTATTAAGGATACCTATAGAAAAGCGGTTACCTCAGTACTCTTGGAAAACCAAGAAAAGTTTCTGAAAGAAGAGCGTGGTCTCGTAACTGAAGCAGCACCTACCAACTCACTTGGTGGTACTGGTTACTCAGGAAGTAGCACCGCTACAGGTCCTGTTGCAGGTTTCGACCCAGTTCTTATTTCATTAATTAGACGTAGTATGCCTAAGCTTATTGCTTATGACATCTGCGGAGTTCAACCAATGACTGGTCCTACTGGTCTGATCTTTGCAATGAGATCCACCAAAGGAACCAACAGAGATATCAACAACAGTGCAGTTGAAACATTCTTCAACGAAGTTGATACCGAGCATTCATCTGAAAACAGTGCTAATGGTTTAGCATCTAACACTCAGACTGGATCTAACCCAGGTCTACTTGCAGACGCTGCTGGTAACTATACCATCGGTGGTCAAGGTATGACTACTGCTCAGTCTGAAGCATTAGGTGACGCAGCTAACAACCACTTCAACGAGATGGGATTCTCGATTGAGAAGGTTACTGTTACTGCTAAGTCACGTGCTTTGAAAGCTGAGTACAGTTTAGAGCTTGCTCAAGACTTGAAGGCAGTGCACGGTTTAGACGCTGAGTCTGAGCTTGCAAACATCCTTTCTACTGAAGTTCTCGCTGAGATCAACAGAGAAGTTGTTAGAACTGTTTACAAGATCGCTCGCCCAGGTGCACAAAACAACACTTCTACTGCTGGAGTATTCGACTTAGATGTTGACTCAAATGGTAGATGGTCAGTTGAAAAATTCAAAGGATTACTTTTCCAGATCGAAAGAGATATGAATGCCATCGGGCATGAAACTCGTCGTGGGAAGGGCAACATTCTCATCTGCTCTGCTGATGTAGCATCTGCTCTCTCAATGGCTGGAGTCCTTGACTACTCTTCAGGCATCAACGGTGCTGTAGGTGGTTTAGGTAATGTAGACGACAACTCTTCTACATTAGTAGGTACTCTTAACGGACGTATCAAGGTATACGTCGATCCTTATTCTGCAAACGTAAGTGACAATCACTTCTATGTTTCTGGATACAAGGGATCATCTGCATATGACGCAGGACTCTTCTATTGTCCTTACGTGCCTCTACAGATGGTCAGAGCCGTTGGTCAGGATACATTCCAACCAAAAATTGGCTTTAAGACTCGTTACGGAATGGTTGCAAACCCATTCGCTGAGGGTCTTACACAAGGTCAAGGTGCTCTTACTGCTAACGCTAACCGTTATTACAGACGTGTTAAGGTTACTAACTTAATGTAATATCATCCCGATATACACACACGAGAGACCCTTCGGGGTCTCTTTTTTTATGTGCACACCTAAATATTAATGCAGAATAGGTAACAGCCATGAACGGCAGACTTACTAAAGTCGATATGACCTCCAAACTCATGCAGCTCAAGAGAGAGTTACACTACAAGTGTGAGATCGGAGAGAAAGGAGAGTGGGAATGTAGAGGTGCAGACGAGTATTTAAACCGCACACTTGACATACTAGACGAATTTTGGATGTAGTGTTATAATATGGTACATGACAGAAGAAACAATAAAATCACTATGTTATACGAAGGAAGAAGTTGATGCAATGATCGCTGCTGCTGTAGCAGAAGCACGTGCTATTGATGAAGCATCCATGCGTAAGCATAATAGAGAAGCAACTATCATTAGCATGATTCTTGGATTCACATGTCTAGCATTATTTTTAGATGGCTTACTTCGCATACTTGGTATCGTTCCACCATTCGCAGGTCTTGATGTTAATATCATCGATCAGGTTGTGGAAAGGGTTGAGCAAGATGTACTACCACAGATTGACAAATATAAGGCATATATACCACGTATATAAATATGTTAAGTAAAGACTATAGACTCAGACTGACAGTCATTGCCTGTAAAACTAAACTTAACAGGGAAGTTAGTCTAGAGGATAGGATTTGGGCTCAGAAATTAGTTGAGCATAATAAACACGCCAGAGGAATCTGGGATCGACTAACGTATAAGTATGACAACCTGGAACAAGCAAATAGAGAATAGAAACTTCCTATCTCCGATAGGGTTCAAGTTTGCTCTCGCAAAATATCCAAAGGTATCTTACTTTTGTCAGACTGCTAACATACCTAGTATGAATTTAAGTATACAGCAGCAGTCCACACCATTCAGATCATTACCACTAGAAGGTTTCATTGAGTATGACCCATTAACTTTGTCATTTCTTGTAGATGAAAACCT